GAAGATATGGACTTGTCACCATTCGCCAAACGGCTTAAAGACATTAAGAACGCTTTTAACGAACAAATCGCCACAGCCAAAGAATTAGGAGCCACAGAGCGCGAACTGGCGATGATTCAGACCTATGCCACGCGACAGATACAGCAAGCCATCCAGATGCTTGAGAATGACATCCGTGGCGCACTGACTGACTTATACGGCACCGAATTAGACCAGATTAACGAGCAGATAGCACTTCTTGAACAGCAAGGGTCAATGATTCAGACCATCGGTCAGGCTAACCAGAATCGCTATGCTGATGAACTGCGAGCCATCCAGAACATTCAGGGCTATTTAGACAGCCTGTTACTTGATGAAAACTTGTCCACGCTGAATCCGATGGAACAGCTACAAGAAGCGCAAGCGCAGTTTGAGGAGATGCTGGCACTGGCCAGAATGGGTGATATTGATGCGCTGAACGCATTGCCCGGACTTGCTAACACATTATTAGGATTTGGCCGTGATGTATGGGCGTCTGGCGAACAATATACTGATTTGTTCAATATGGTCACTGGCGCACTGTCCGGTTTGGGCGTTACAAGCTCACCGGGCGATGATACAGGCACTGTGATTATCGGACAGAACTCACAGCTTATTGAATTACAACAACGCGCGAATGAGTTAATGGAGCAGCAAGCTGCAAGCCAGAAATTTGATGCGGCTTGGGCAATCGCTGAGCAAATCGGCCAGCTTTCAAGCGTTACGCATGACAGCTTCGCTGACATGGCTGAACGCCTTGGTTTACCTGTTGAGCAATTCCTTGAGGATTTGGGCGTGAACCTTGAGGATGTAACGGTTGAAACATCATCCGCACTGGCTGAAATAGCCGCTACTATGGGTGTTGAGATAACCGAACTGGCTGAAAGTGTAGGCATATCTTTGGGCAATTTAGCAGACGACCAGAGCTTGTTAAATGACGCTTTAGAAAGCACTATACTTAAACTGCCTCAGGGTATTGCAAATGATTTAGATGCGCTGCTGACAGCCATCGAGAAAAGCACAGACCCCGAAGTCAGGGAAGCATTGCTTGCGGATATGGAAGAGTACATATCGACCTTACCAGCCGATCAGGCAAACCTTTTAGCACCGTTCTTTGAAAACATCGACCCGACCACAAACGCAAGCCAGCAGTTAAGCCAAATGACGCAACTTAATCAGACAAATCAGTCTATGGACGCCGAACTTAAAGCGATGCGCACCGAATCACAACAAGCGAACCAAGAAGCTGACAACGACCGAAACAAAATAATTCAGTGGTTACAATCAAACAATGAATTATTACAACAATTTTTAGACACGGTGAATGTCGCATGATTTACATTAAGCTAACTTACAAAGACAGCCCTGCTGGAACTGAATCAGACGTTTATTTCAGTGAGTCGCCTCTAATAATATCAGGCACAGCATCAAAAGCGAGGCTGATGTCACCGCTTAAATATAAAGTCAGTGTGCGCACATGGGTACAGAATGAACAAACAAACTTTGGCGTTGGCGATATTAAACTTGCGAACGGTGATGGCGGTCTTGACTATCTCATTGATAAAATCGGTAGCGTTGAGATAATAGATTATGACACATCAACAGTAATCGCCGCAGGTAAAGTTGACCGAATTGTGGCGCAAGGTGAAAATCACTTAATTATTAAAATAAAGTCCCCGCTTGCCGACTTAGACGTGCCACTGCAAACAAACGTATTTCCAGCTTCTGAACCGTCAGACAGTCCGATAATACCAACTCCAACTAATACCTATTATGGCATGGAGGGTCAGACACGGCCTTTGGCTCTCGGTCGTTGCTATAACATCCAGCCATTTTTAGCTCACAGAAGCTTTAACGAATATCACTGCCACGACAGCGAAGTACGACGCATTGATTATGTTTATGATGATGGTATAAGCGTTTCATTTACTCAAACGACAAAGGGGTTTACCTTAGCATCAGACCCATCTGGGACGATTGTTGCAGAGGGAATTATGGGTAAAAACAGCGGTTCGGCTGTAAGAAAATTTAACCATTTTGTAGATGAAATAATGGGTAGGATTTCATTTTCGAATTATTCATCAACCGATGCTGATGACATTGTTACTCAGCTAAATTACAACTATCAATACTATCAGCCAGCGGGGACAAATCAAACCGCATTATATGTATTGAATTGGCTGGTAAATTCCCACTTCGGTTATATGTACGCTGACCCAGATGGCGAGATTCGATTCGGTGTCTGGGACGAACCAAAGGCCACGGCTGACGATGATATTGACATAACCAATGTTATAGGTGGTATTAATATTTTTAGCGATGAAGCACCAAATATAACATCAAAAATCGGCGGTAATAGAAACTGGTATGTTTACAATCAAGATGACATTGCGTTTGGAGCAACAGCACAGAATAAAATAGATTTTGCAGCGCAATGGAAACTGGTGGCAGAGGGTTCAAGCACGCTTGCGTATGAAGACAGCTTAGAAACATTTGACGCAATAACTCAAGGTGACAACTGGCCTCCTGACATTGCAGATAGATTAACTTCGTTATACAGCACACGCCGAAACTTCTACACATTCGACAGCACAAAGGATGCGTCTATCGGTGACACAATCGAACTCACATACCCACGCTTTGGACTTGAATCAGGTAAAAATCTTGTATGCGTGGGGCGTGAAATAGACTTTATTAACAACACTTACAGACTAACGCTTTGGGGATAAAATGCCAAATTTACTTTCATTTAACAACGCTTACGAAGCTGGGCGGGGGCTTACTACAACTGTAGAAACTAATGGAAGCGCCGCAACTGTTATTAACGAAGCTGGATTGTATAGTGATTCCGTGGACGACCAATGTCTGATTTGGTCTCAGGGACAATCATATGATACGCACAGCATTGAAATAACATTTAATAAGAGAATTGTAAGCGTTATTTCTTTGTTAAATTCAGGTTGGCGGGAAATTATTGACGATTCAGTTAGACAACTTGGCCATCTTAATATTTCTCGTGTGCGTTTATATAATAATTTAGGTTCGGTTGTATTTGACAGCAATACTGATGATTTTTATGTGACACGCAAAATTAACTACGATAAATATGGCTGGGCATTTGCTGATGAAACAATTATTATAGATAGTGTTTCGTGTGATGCCGCCCTTATTGAGTTTACTTATGATGGTAATCCGGTTGCCACGGGTGAATATGGCCGAATTGGAAAGGTATGGCTTGCAAACTCAATACCGATTGACGTTGGATATACGGACAAGCTAACGATTAAATATGATGATAAGTCGGTTAAGGTTGAATCGGACGGCGGTCAATTATTCGGGACTAAAAAACAAGTATTAAAGAACGCTCGATTTGTCATGCCAGCCGCGTCGTATGAAGACGTTTTCGGCGATGGAAATTCTGACGGCAGCAAATTTAATTTAATTTTTGAAACGAATGGAACGGTCGCACCTTTTTATTTCATTATGTATAAAGGCGATAAAGTAGGCGGGGCAACAGAGCTAACGACTTTGCAAATGTACTCATCGCTTGAAAATATGCCTGTGCTTCGGACAATTGGCTCAAGAAGCGATGATAATATGCCCGACTGGGCGATTGAATTTAATCTAAGGGAGCGCAGATAATGACTGGCCCAATCAAGCACAAAGACCAACGGCAATGGCACTTATCAAAATCGGTGCCGATTGCTGTACTGCTCGCCTTTTTTACGCAGACAATCAGCTTTATTTGGTACGCATCAAAACTTGACAGCCGTGTCGAAGCGAATCATAAGATGATTATATCTCACATGGATAACAAATATGAACACATGCCATTTGAAGAGAAAATACAAGTTTTTGTCCCCCGTGTTGAATTAGACAGCCGATTATTGTCAATCGAGCGCACATTAAAAGAGACCAAAGACCAGCAAGCTGAAATATCAAAAGATATTAAAGAGATTTTGAGGAAAACGCGATGAACGATTTCCTAAAGATGGTTGAAACGATCAAATCCGATGAGGGTTACAGCGATACACCTTATCAGGACATCATTGGTGTCTGGACAATCTATTTTGGCAATACGATTTTATACACCCGTGGGAACCAAAGAGTAACACAGACAACAATCGGCAATAACAAATCTGAGGCCGAAAAAAACCTTTACTGTGGCATTCAATCTGCAATAGAAAAGGCAAAAGGCTATGTTAACAATTTTGATGAACTGAGCAGTGTTAGAAAGTGCGTGTTGACAATGATGGCTTATCAAATGGGCTTTAACCTTTATGCTTTTAAAAACACTAAATTATTTATTGAATCAGGTGCGCACGTCCAAGCCGCAGATGAAATGCTTGAATCAAAATGGGCAAATCAGACTCCGGCACGGGCTAAACGTATGAGCAGTATTTATAAACTGGATAGATGGTTATGACTGAACTAAAAGAAAAAATCAAAGAATCCCGATTTGTTGAAGTGGCCGGTATTGCCCGGCGTTGGCTGATAACTATTTGGGTGATGTGGCTGTTATCAGTCATCACGTTAGCCGTTGTTAAAGATGGCGTTATAGAACTGGTAGCTGTGCCACTGGCAACGGGCTTGGGGTTGTTATTCAGCGCCTTGGCTATGTTTATTAAATCGAAGTATGGAGAAAAGAAATGAAAGAAGCATGCAATGACTTTATAGACGGCTGGCATGGTCAAGTTGGAAAGGATGAGTTTTGGGGATAACTATAGATTTTATAGTTATTTATATTTTATTTATATTTGAGATAAACAGGTGAAAAAAATGAAACTATTTAAAAAAGAAAAAACCAACTATTTGTTTTATTTAATTGTTGGGGTGATTATTGGTTCATCACTGGCTAAATTTGTGCTGGTATGATTAAGGGTTATATCGGTCTTGGTGTTGTCGCTTTATTCTGCCTGATGTGGTGGGGTATTTCTCACTACAAAAGCAAAGCCGAAAATCTTGAGGATGACCTCGAAGCTCAAAAAACATTAACTGAAACCCAGTCGGCACAAATCAAATCATTGGCAGAAGCTAACAGACAAAGCAAAGCCACGATAGATGAGCTTGAATTTATCAATCTGCAATGGTCGAAACAACTTGAGCAGACCAAGCAACAGTTTGAACAAGCCAAAGCCGACCAAGCAAAGCAAATCCAGTCAATCAGGAGCAAATACGATGATGCACGCAAAAACAGCAATGACGTTGATATTCTTAGCAATGATGCTATCAGCTTGCGACAGTCAGCGTGTCGTTACTGTGACCAAGACCCATACAGTCGAAGTCAAGGTGCCGACAGCGTGCCAGATTGACCGAAGCATAATCAACTGCCGACAGCCCGTGATTAAGGGCATGACGGTGACAAATGGCGTTCTTACGCTATCAGAAGCCGTGGATAACTGCATATCCACAATTTTAACCATAATTTCAACGTGTGAGAAAGTAGAATGAGTTACGAACAAGAAATGATTGAAGATTTAATTGAAGCGGGTCGCCTTGAGTTGAAAGGCGAAGCTGTCCTGGATGGGCTGTTAATTTACAAACCAGAAGCGGACGCAAACAAACCAGAAAAAAATGGTTTTTACCCCCCATCCACACCACACAATGGATCTCAAAACGAGAAAGTAAACGAACTGCGAAACCAGTGGCTTAATTCTGATGACCGATACAAGCAAAAAGCGGCGGAAGCAACCCCTCACTTATTTGTTGTGTTTTCCGAACATTTTAACCCCGCGTTCGGAAGTGAAGAATGGATGAATATGTGGCGGAATGTCACAAAATGGTGGAATTTTTCTGGCGGCGACAACAGAATATTTCCCTATGTTGATGAAAACAAAAAACCAGTCGATGGTCATTTGTTTGTCAACTTGCGTAATGCCACTTATTTAGAAGATAAAGATCATGATAAATATATGGCTGATATTGTAAATTACTATCGATTCATGCTTGAACAAAATTATAGTGATGCAAAATATGGACCCGTAAACCCACGCCCATAAACCGACAAAGCCCCTTTAATCGGGGCTTTTTTCTGGATTAATGTCAGCAACGGCAAATTTAACTAAAGTATCGTTTCCTGCACCATATCTAACATCACAATATAAAGACTCAATTACAAATTCTTGACCGTGCATTTTTTCAAGATGTTCTAAATACTCTTTTTTGTATCTATCCTTATCTTTTGATAGAAAAAAACCGACTGAATCAAATCTAAATATCATCCCAACAGCGGGCATAAAATCCACAGTAAATAAATGCACACCATCACCATCTACGATACTCCATTCACTCACACATCACCTCACTATCTTCTAAAAAACGTACACAACCCACACTTGACACCGAATAGCCGAAAATCCGACCCTCAGCGTTATACCTATCACCCCAAAACCAAGCGTCCATTTCTGACCGAAATACCAAGCCTTTTTCAATCAACCGTTTAACCGCTTTCTCTTTGCGGTTCCGGTGCTTTAATCCGTACCGCTCAAAGTCTGAATTTTTAACGATTACAAAGCCCTTGCCTGCGCCTACTGTCATGTCATAGATGCACTCAAAGGCTTTGCGCTCGTTTTTGCTTGAAGTTAGATTTTTGATTATTTGATTTTTCATATCAGAACGGGATTGAGTCGCTAAAACTGTCAGTATCGAAATCCTGCCCATACTGTGCGGGTTGACCGCCGTTATGGGGTTCTTGATTCTGTTTTGACTGGCCACCTAACATCTGCATGTCATTCGCCATAATCTCATAGCTTACGCGGTTATTACCCTCTTTATCCTGCCACTTATTCGACACCAGCTTACCGCTGATAAGCACCTGACTGCCTTTAGATAGCCACTGGCTACATACTTTAGCCAGCCCGCCCATAGTGACTACTGGAATCCAGTTTGTGCGCTCTACCTTATTGCCTTGCTTGTCTTTATAATCGTCACCGCAAGCAATGCTAAATTTGCTTATATCAGTGCCGGTTTTAGTCACAGCTGATTCAGGGTCACGACCCAATCGACCGATAAAACTGCACTGGTTGAAATCTTTACTCATTCGCTTTGCTCCTGTTCTAAAATCTGTTTCATAACACCCACCCAAAAAGCGCACCCAAAGGCGGTACTACAATGCCAATGCCACGGGCTATCATTACGCCAATAGCTTCATTGCTTGCTATCAGATAAACGATGTTCATCACATAGCCCGATATTCCCATGACCCATAGCGCGATAATTAGCGCGATTAAGGTTAAGTCAATTGTTGTTTTCATTTCTCACCCACTGCCAAAAGGCCGTTAAAATTCTCTAAAAATTCAGCCTTAATCTTTTTGGCTGTCTCTATTCGTTGCGCCATAATCTCAATAAATGGGTCATCACGTTCAATGATAATATGCTTAAACATAAGCGCGTCGTGTTTAGCGTATGGATTGTAATTGGCAAAATGCCAGTGGTCAGTGTCAGTGACTAACATTTGTGTCTGGATTTGGACATAGTGTTCAAAGGCATCACGTTTTAAATCATCGTTGTTGTTGATTAGCAGGTTTTTAGCGTGTACCAGTGGGCTTTTGCATTTGACCTCAGCACCGGTCACGATTGAAAAATCATCGCCTAACACAACCCCGTCCGGTGTTGCTCCGACTTCATCAACTGAAATATGCGCCTGTTTTTTCCCGGTGTTTTCAAATTTCAAACCGGTGGCACTTTCAAGCATTTCAATAGCCTCAAGTTCGCGTTCATTGCCGTTTCGCGTGTGGACTGTTTCAAAGTACAATGACGGGTCTTGATAAAAAAGCGTTTCCATTGCTTTTTCTTCTGCGTAAGTTATAAGCCCCTGCGGTGTATCATGCCACCGAACCCATGCCCACAACTCATTAACATCAGCGCCAGTCGCATCAACCTCAAATTCAGACTTAACAAAACCTACCAGTGGCTTTTTGTCCATTTTCTTAAATTCATCTTCAAGACAAATCAAAGTTGGCTCTTTGGGCTTTGGTATATCCCATCCGGCCATCAATCTATGGTTTTCTGAACTGGTAAAGTTGCCGGATCGTTCAATTAAAATTTTCTCACTTAGCATTTTCTTTTTCCTTTTTCTTTAATTGAGTAAGCACATCATCATAATCGCGTGCTTTCAAGTCATCGAATTTAGTGACCTTAAATGTCCGGCTTATCCAGTTCCAAAAGTTAACCTTTGTTTTATCATCAAACTCCAATGATTCGTAAAGGTCAGTTAAGTTAGATAGCTGTTTATCGCTTACTGTTTCAGCTTCGGAGGTTGCGCCATCGTCATCATCACTGGCAGCCAGACCAAGAATCGAACAAAGCGTATATCTTTGAAGATAACTTGTTGTTGAGCCAACTGCCTGGATTGAGTTCTTTCCGCCTGACTGGTCAGCACCGGCACTCATTGAGGTTGATTCGCTATGGCCGTCGATGTGAGTTACTTTGCACGTGACAGTTATTATGCTGTTTTCTTGTTTGGTTATCCAGTTATAAGACAACCCAAACTTAACCAGCGCTGGTGTGATAGCTTGAATAATGCCGTCAAGTGAAGCGTGCTTATAGTGAGTTGAGTTAAATTTAACTTCTTTTGTTTTAAAAATCTTTGGCCGATTCGCGCTAAATTCATTCATTGCTTGCACATAAGCCTTTTTAGCCTGATTCGCTTCGTGCCGTTCCTGTAAATCCATCATTTTTCCGAGCGTGTCCGCATCAACCCCTTTTTCCATTGCATTGTTAATCATCTGCATCGGTGTTATTTCCGTGCTTTGTTTTGTTGCTAATTCTTTTGTCATATCAATCTCCAAATAATAAATAATCGCATAAAATCACAATAATTATGCCTGTTGCTAATAGTGTCATTTTTTACCTCTTTTAATTGCTCGAATCTCTTTAATTGTTTGAATCAAATCTTCATTGTTCTCAATATCCCATATATCCCAAGACCGCAAAATATCTTCACTTTTTTTCCTGCATCCCCACTGATTTACTGTTATGCTTTTGTGACTATAAAAGTCAAAACTAAAACAATCAGACCTGACGCACTCAAGGCACAATAGCAAAATAAGATTTTCTGTTTTAGTCATGCCGTCACTCCTAAAAGCGCATCTTCAATCTGAAGATGCTGTTCACCTGTTAGAAAATATTGAAAATAGAAACCGCCGTGCTTAGTATCAATACGAATATGACTAACATTAAACGATTCATCTAAACGCGCCAGTGCTTCGTTAATCTCGCTGATTCTGCTTGGTAGCTTAATTCCGCCGCCGATATCGACTGACTTAAACCTATTGATTGAATCTCCCGTCATCAAGTGGTTAAAGATTCGGCTTGCTTGTGTTTTATCGCCGTCACCAATCCGAATAAACCACTTATTCATGTTTTTGTAGATTACGTATTTCATTATTCAGCCTCCAGTAGTTCAGGTTTTTCATGGATGTTGCTGACTACTTCGTATAAGTGAGCAGTTTCAGCCAATTCAGAGTCAAAGTATCGAAAATCATCTGTTTCATAAACTCTAAGACCGAACATACACCCCTCCCATTCCACAACAGCATAAAAAGGCTTTCCATTTGTTTTGCCATATTCAACAATATCGCCCTCAAAAATCAACTTTCCGTTTTTGTCCTTTAGTCCAGTGGACTGTAAAATCTTTGCATCAGTTAAAAATGTTTCGTTGCCTTTTCTGTCAACAGTAAATACTTCACCATCACAGTCAATACAGATATTAAAAATAAACTTTTCCCCATCCCACACCCTAAACCTAAATCTATCGTAATTCATTTGTCACTCCGCACTTGTAAGCCTAACTCTTTGGCTGTTTTTAGGATTGTCCAACGTCCAGAATCAATTGGCCAAAGATTGTTTTCTCTTTCGCCCTCTCGACTTATTATCGATTTGGAGTTACAACATACTCCTGATTTTTTACTAATAAATAAAAAAACTAACCCATTGTTAATATACTTAGCCAAAACAGGAAACTCCATATCCTCTTTGACGGACTTCTCAATCTGCGCTTTTACC